TTATCGTCTCTTTGGTCTGAATGTAACGAGAGTGCCACAACTTTTATATACGCACTTCTCTGGTCGGGCTGGGGTCAACGAAAAACGTAAAAGGGGAATGGCGTACACATGCTCTTTCTGTGGGGATAAAGTACCTACGGTATATGCGATGTACAGTGTCAACACCAAGCACGTTAAAGGTGATGTGTGGGCTTGTGAATCCTGTTGGATGCGTAGAGAGACTTTAGAGAGGAGGATTAACGTGAGAAACGGGGAAAGAAAGGTAGATACTTTTAATAGAGCAAGAAGAAACCAGACGTATAGAGATTATAGGGAGATGAAGAAAGAGATGGTATAATAGAAAGATGAAAACCCTCAAAGAGATTCACGAAGAATGGAAAAAAGAACACACTACTAATTCTCCCATTAGTGCCACAAACATCGATGATATTATTTGGTATGCTAAGGCGCGAGGAATAGAAGAATTGGCGGTGTTACCAGGCGAGCTTAAGCATATCTGGCAGTTTCTAGTGGCGAATCTAGGAGATACTGATATTCAAATGCGTCGCCTATATTTTATCAACGGGAGGTGCGATGATATTCTAGGAGTAAAGATAACCGTTCTGCCGTACACTTACGAATCTGTGGTATAATACTAGGTATATGAAGATAGCTTTTATAGCACTAATAGTAGTTATACTTGGAGTGTCAGTCGCGTACGCACAACAGGAGCCGGAAATATATCTGGACTCAACCTATGTACACGCAGATGGAACTAGAGAGCCGACAATAGTTCAATTGCCACTAAAGAAAGCACCCGTACAACCACTACCTATCAAGAGGCTTGATTAGTGGTATAATATAGAAAATGGAGAACTTCCGTCATTTAGTAAGAGACATACGAAGCGCCCTATTCAACTTCAAGGTGCGTGCGGTAGCCAATTTCGTAACTAAGCACAAACTCTGGTTCAACATAGAAGACTCTCATAGGTGGGAGAGAAACACACATTAAAATGGATGAAACGGTTGATAACGGATTCAAACGGAATGAAGACGGCACCTTTGCTCAAGGTACTGCACCTGGGCCTGGTAGACCACCGGAGACACCAGAGTCACTGTTAGTTAAGAAGGCACTTAAACAATTAGTAGAGGAGTACAAGGAGGTGCTAGCAGAAGTATTACCTGCACTCGCTCCTGTTCTTAAGGAGAAAGCATTAAGTGGCGACGTGCCGGCAATTAAAGAGCTACACGACCGTGTAATGGATAAACCAGCACAATCGAGCACCATGAGAGTAGAGCTACCACCCGTACCAATAATGTCCCTCGATGGCGTACAAAGAAACAACAGCAACCAAGAAGATAAAGGCTCTCACAAAGAGAATTAGAGGGATTCCTGGGGGGACTTCAGCCTCTAAGACTATCTCGATTCTTTTGTATTTAATTGCGCGTGCCCAACACGACAAGACCATAACGCTCACCTCTATAGTGGCTGAGAGCTTCCCCCACCTTAGACGTGGCGCAATGAGGGACTTCCTCCTCATCCTCAAAGAACATAATTACTACAAAGACGAGAGGTGGGATAAGACCAATAGCGTCTACACCTTTGAGACAGGCTCACAGATAGAGTTCTTTTCAGTAGACCAGCCTGAGAAGGTTAGAGGCGCACGGCGCGATAGACTGTTCATTAACGAGGCTAACAACATCTCATTCAGTGCCTTTGAGGAGCTTGAGGTGCGTACCAGAGACTTCATCATTATGGACTGGAACCCCACCTCGGAGTTCTGGTATTACACCGACGTAAAGGATAAGCGTGATGATGTTGAAGAATTAACCCTAACCTACTTAGACAATGAAGCACTCGACGAATCGATTGTTAAATCAATTGAAGCTCGCAAGAATCGTAAAGGCTGGTTTGATGTCTACGGACTTGGCAAACTTGGTGAAGTTGAAGGACGTATCTTCACAGGCTGGCAAGTTATCGATGAAATCCCTCATGAGGCAAGACTTGAAAGATATGGCCTCGACTTTGGGTATACCAACGACCCAAGTGCGCTCGTGGCAATCTACTATTATAACGGGGGTTATATCCTCGATGAAATCCTCTTCCAAAAAGGACTCTCCAACAAGCAAATAGCCGATATCATACTCAATCAACCTAGAAAAGCCTTAGTGATAGCCGATAGTGCAGAGCCTAAGTCGATAGATGAGATTAGGAGCTATGGGATAACGATACAACCTACAACTAAGGGGCAGGGAAGCGTCGTACAGCGTATTCAAATGGCTCAAGACCAAGCCATTAGCTACACCAAGCGTTCAGTGAACCTACAGAAAGAATATAGAAACTACCTGTGGGAGGTGGACAAGGACGGCAGGGTGTTGAATGTCCCCGAACACACTTGGTCACACTCAATGGACGCATTTATGTATGGGCTAGTGTCTTGTGCCCCCATGATTCAAAGAAAGCAGATGTTCGACATGATGCCTCGATACGAGGCGAAAGCGAGAGTAAACCCTGGAGCATAGGTGGGGATAACGTATTGCAAAGGCAATATAATACACAACATGTACTCAATTTCTATTAAGTTGGGCGATACTGTGTTTGAAAGTAAAGGGGACTCGATGAGTGAATGTCTCTCGACCCTCCCTAAGCCAATCAAGATAAACTCAAAGGCGTCTGTCACCCTTACAAGAGGTGGGAAAGTACACACTTCGTTGTATATGCCAGCTCGTTTGCGTAAGGTGTGGTACAAGACCGCTCCAATGTACCTCGCTAAGCAGTTTGAATTACTTGTAGCATGAGACCTGACTACCTAACCGAACATCAGGGGATTGGTGGTCGTAAGATTGTTGAGATTGACACTCGCAAGGTTAGATACAAGGGTAAGCCATACCATCAACTCGACGGTTGGGAGAAGAAGAAGCTCGATAACGCGGAGTTCTTAAAGAGCCAAAAGAGAGACATGGTGCCCACTAAGATAATCTACCGATGAACCCTGACATATTTTCATACATAAAGAGCCAAGAAGCGTTGTATAAGCTCCCTGTACAGCTTAACGATAAGTGGAATTGGTCAATGAAAGACCACCTCGATAGGTCGTTTCAGTACATAAACTCACAGCTCTACTCAACTACTAAGACCGACCTCACCCCTGTTAAGAACATCACCCTACCTATCCTCAATCTTCAGCACCGGACAGAGGATATTGAGGCTAAGGAGGTGCAAATCTACGTTGACGACCCCGAGAAGTATCACCTCTCGTTCCTAGTGAAGAAGTACCACGATGACATCTTTGTTCAGGAGAACGACATGGATACGTTCTTCGATGACCTCAACATCTCCCGTATAGACTACGGTGCAGGATTATCTAAGCAGCTCGATAAACCCTGTCCCGAGGTAGTACCCCTCCAATCGATAGCCTTCTGCGACCAGACCGATATTCTTAGTGGGCCTATAGGTATTAAGCATTTCTACAGTCCTGACCAGCTCTTAGATATGGCAAAGGTTGGGTGGGGGTCTAAAGAGCATGGGGCTAACGCAACGATTGAGGAAACTATCTTGCTCTCTAGGGAGGAAAAGCAAGAGTCAAACGGCACTACAATAACCAAGACCCCAGGGAGGTACATCGAGGTGTATGAAGTGCACGGGAACCTCCCTAAAATCTATGCAGATAAGAACGCTGACCCACTTGAATACGAAACGAGAATGTTCATTGTGTGTTTCTATAAGGCAAAAGGCTCAATGACTGAGCAGGGTATTATCCTATTCACCGAACCCGAGACAAAAAGCCCATTTAAGTTAATTAAGCGCGACCCTATCTATGGGCGTGCTCTTGGTCGTGGGGGTGCAGAGGAGATATTTGATCCCCAGATATGGACTAACTACGACATGGTGCGGATTCAGCAGATGCTCGACTCGGCTTCTAAGACTATCCTCCAAACCACTGACCCGATGGTGGCTCAACGCAACAAGATTAACGACCTTGAGAATAACGAGATATTGACCCTTCAAGAGGGTACGACTATCTCACAGGTAGACACCTTCCCTCGTAACATGAAGCTGTTTGATAACTCGATGGTGATGTGGGAGAGCCAAGCACAGACGATGGGTGCCGCTAACGATGCCATTATGGGTAAAAGCCCTGCTGCGGGTAGCCCATTTGCCCTCCAAGAGCTTGTAGTGAACACGAATCAAGGCCTCCACACCTACCGAAGAATGCAGTACGCCAAGCACCTTGAGGAGATATACCGAGACTGGATAATCCCCCACATTCAAAAGAAAATCACTGAAGGAGCTAAGTTTCTCTCTGAATTGTCCCTCGAAGACCTCCAGTATGTTACCGATTGCGTCGTAACGGCTAAGGCAAACGAAAAGATAGTAAACATGGTGTTGGCAGGCGAAACCCCCACGAAGGAGCAGATAGACATATTCAAACAGCTAGTACGAGATGAGTTCAAGAAGAAGGGTAATAAGCACTTCATCGAGATTATTAAGGGCGAGTTCAAAGACGCTCCTCTTGCGGTTAAGGTAACGGTGGCAGGTAAGTCAACTGACTTGGCAGACCGAACCCAGAAGCTCGTTAACGTGTTTAGACAGATTATCGCCAACCCCGCAGTCCTCACCATTCCCCCGATAGGCAAGATATTTATCGACATCCTTGAGGCTTCAGGACTAGACCCTGCTGACTTCTCGGGGATTACGAAGGAGCAGATAGCCGCTACACAGCCTCAGGTTGCCCCAGAACAGCCCCAGATAAGCCCTATGCAACCACAAATGACCCCTACTACCTATGCCTAATATTCTCTCAATAATCGCAGACAATCCCGCCCTCCTTGAAGCCTTACGAGAGGTCATGGAGAGACAGTTCGAGGTGAAAAAGGAGGAATTGGGTCAGACAGACGCGGAGTTAGGTCAGATAGTCAGGGCTAGATTAGAGGGCAAGCGTGCGTTAGCGGCGGCGGTCATTGAGATTATGAAATACAAGTCAGTAGCCCCCCGAGAGGTGGGGATAAACCCAGGTGCGTAACTTATAATTACACATATAACAACAAAACTATGAACAAAACCTTATCCATACCGATTCTCTTACTCGCATTCCTAGCGATTGCGTGTTTTGCGTACTTTAGTGTCCTCCCAGGACTCGCTCTTGGGTCGGCTCCTTCAGGTCTTCCAGCAAGCGTTGCTACCAGTACAACCGTAACTGCAACAGCAGGAGTAGCGAAATTACTCTTCGCTACCTCAACTAACTGTGCAGCTCGTTCAATCGGTGCTCAAGTTGCTATAAACATCACTTTTTCTGACATTAATGGTCAAAGACCAACTAATGCTGATGGACACCCTCAAGCAGCATCTACGACTGTCGCATACGATGGTGGTCTGTATGGGTGCGGTGCGGTGTATGTGTTCCCGCTAGTAACAGGGGTTATTACAGGAACAGAATCAAGGTAATTATTAACTAACAAACACATTATGTCTTTAACACCGGCTAAGATGACCAACTCCCTCAAAGACCAGCTCCTCCAAGATGAGCGGGATTTGAAGGCGGAGCTTGAGGCAGTAGAGAAAGCAAAGGTGCGTGCAGTAAAGGGCAAAATTAACAAGAAGACTAAGTAATTATTATGAACAACAAAATTATTGTAGGTGCTCTGGTTATCTTGGCGGTAGTCGCAGGATACGCGGCTCTCCGCCCTCCGGTAGAGATAACCAAAGAGACAATTAAAGAGATTCAACAGCTCGGTGCTCAATCAGAAACCCTAACGGATGGTAACTGCTATTTATTCAATGGTCAGCACCGTTGCCCAGTCCGCACGACTTTGACCCAAGCAACTTCAACGGTGTGCTCATTTAGAAGCCCTAACGCAACTTCGACGCTTCAGACACAGGGAACGTTTGTGCAACTTGACCAAGGTACGTCAACGGCGTTGCAAATTACTTGGGCAAAGAGCACAAGCCAGTACGGTACGACTACGGGTGCAAGCCTTCTGTCATACAACACCCTGGCTTCGGCGCTAAAGGTACGCAACATGGCAACCACCTCGCTGTCAGGCGGTATCGCAGGAATCTTAGCAACGACTGGTAACGACCCTACGCTCACCGTAGCTCCGAATACGTTTGTGAACGTAGGATTTGCTGGTGGTGTCCCTGGTGTTGGTAACGGTACGGCTAACCAGTTCAACCTGACAGGTGTTTGTGCGGCAGAGTTTGTCTATTAAAAGATACGGTTATCGCTCCGTCCAAAAGTGAGCTAAAAAGGTTCTCACTCCTCAAAAGTGAATAACTCATCTCATTATGAATGAAACTAATGAATCAGAGGTAACTGACGTAGAAGAGACTGCAATAGTCGAGACTACCGAGGAACCCCAAGAAGAGACAGCAGAAGAACTCAAGGAGAAAATAAAGAAGCTCGAAATCGAGAAAGGTATAGCTCAACGTGAGCGAACCAAACTCGCCAAAGAGAAGGCTAAACTTGAGGCTGAACATTCAAAAGAAAGTAAAGTCACAGGCGAATTGGACAATGCAGACTACGCGCTCCTCGAGGTCAGAGGTATCATGGAAGGGGACTCACGGATAGACTTCATCAAAGAGAAAATGATTAAGTGGAATCTACCACTTAGAGAATTACTCAAAGACGAGGATATTCAGTCGAAACTCAAGAGCATGAAGATCGAGGGAGATGTGCGGGCTGCTACTCCAGGTTCTACTCGTCGTGCTGCGGCAACCACTTCGGATAACGAAGACTACTGGTACCAAAAGTACGAAGCAACGGGCAAACTACCGGAAGTTATGCCCCCAGGTATGGCTGAAAGGTTAGTTAATCGTAAGTACGCGCAAGCAGACCCACGACAAAACCCGTTCGAGTAAGAGCCGTTCGCTTGATTATTAATCAAGCACACTAGAATGGCTAATACCATCAAATATCAGGAAGAGTGGAAGGTGAAACTTCAAGAACGCTTGAAGAAGCCTACCAACTGGAAAGAGTGTTGCGACGTAATCTACTCTGATACCCAGGTCTATGTTCTCCCCTACGTTGGGACAGCATCGGAATCTGCTATACAGACTGGCCTTACACGCGGCAACACCTACACGTTCCAGGACATTACACAAACAACAGAGACTCTCACTATCGGCACGTTCGATATTCTCGCAGAGTTGCTTGACCGCGCTGACGAAGCACAGTCAAGCTACGCTAGCAGAATGGATCGCGCTGCCCTTCAGGGAGATAAGATCAACGAACGCCTAGAGACTATTTGGCTCGCGGCAGGTGCGTCGGCTACGAACTTCGGTGATACGGGCGGTGGAGTTCTCGGACTTTCATCGACTGCATTCACTGTATCGGCTACGAACATCGACGATATCTGGCGCGGCGTCCTTGAGCAAATCTACAACGCCAACGGCTTTGTACAGCTTGCGCGCGACGGTGCATTTATCGTCTGGCGCCCTTCAGATTGGACGTTTGCTACGCAATACATGCAGGCAAACGGCTTCAATACTGCTGACGCAGCACTCAAGAACGGTGCAACTATCGGTATCGAGTACGGTGCTCCTAAGTTCGCTCACTATGTCTCGACCTCTCACTCGGCAGGTCACGTCATCGCTGGCGTGAAGAAAGTGATGAAGCTCGGCATCTTGAAATCTACTTACGGAAAGACCTACATCACTGAAGACCCAGCAGGTGCTTCAGGAGGCAACATCTCGGGCATCAGTGTGAACTCACGCCTTGACTACGGAACCAAGATTCCAGCAGTCGCGTCCACACTTTTGTTCGATGTGAACGTAACCTAGTTTCCATCTCTGCCTCTCTCTTCGAGGGGGGCAGGACATGAAAACTAAAACAATAGATTTAGGTGAACTCTCACTCCCTCGAGTAGTGATTGCTATAGGGTGTCAGGACACGGTTAAAGCTAAAACACTCAATACAATCGTCGGCACGATGCTTCACACCAAGAAAGCCCTTATAACAGGCTTCTTTATGAGACAGGGTGGAGAT